ATATGTAAAATGATTAGTGATCCTGATAAGAAAAATGAATTAAAAGTTATGGCTTTAAGCCGGGCAAAAAGGGCTCGTCGTGCTATTCCATTACATCCAGAAACAGGCGAACCACTCACCTCTTTGTTGAGTATGCTTGAAGCACATAATTACTGTCATGAAATGAATAATGATAATTATAGGTGCGATCCCGGCAGCGGTATGTGTGAGAAAGTAGATTCAGAAGCAGTAAAAAATGTTATAAATGGAATGCTGTCGGGAAGAGGATTTAAATAATTTTTTAATAATTCTAGTTAGAGATAATTCAACTATAATTATTATATGTCGTTAGATATTCATAGAAAAATAAAAGATAAGTTAGATTTTTTTATAAAAGAAAATAAGATTCCACATATTATATTTTATGGTCCTTCTGGAAGTGGAAAAAGAACTATACTACATGAATTTATTAGTAATATTTATAACAGTGATAAACAAAAGATTAACCAATATGTAATGTATGTTGATTGTGCACACAGTAAAGGAATTCGTTTTATAAGGGACGAGTTGAAATTTTTTGCAAAAACAAATATTCATAATAAAAGTAATCTATTCAAAAGCATAGTATTACTTAATGCAGACCAATTGACAATGGATGCACAATCAGCATTAAGAAGATGTATTGAGAAATTTAGCCATACAACTAGATTTTTTATTCTTGTTGAAAATGAAAATAGATTATTAAAACCTATATTATCTCGATTTTGCAATATGTATATTCCTTTACCAATTATTGAAAAAAAATCACAAAGTTTACATACATATAAAAAACGTTCAATCATTAAAAATGATATATTATTAAAAAAGCGCAATTGGTTAAAGAAAAATATAATAAAAAAATCAAATTATAGTGACTTAGTATCGTGTAATTTATTTGCTGAAAAATTATATCAAAAAGGATACAATGGATTAGACTTAATAGATTTAATAGAACATGAAAAAAGTATAAAAAATGATAATAAATATTTATTTTTGATTTATTTTGATAAAATTAGAAGTGAATATAGAAACGAACAATTATTTATTTTTGTAATATTAAATTTATTTTTTATGCGGAAAAACCTAAATTTAGAAAATATATTAGAAATGTAAATGGACGATTATAATGTAAATGTCTTATCGGAAGCAAAAAACGAATATTCATCTAGATTGGTTACTATTTTAACACCTTTGATGATAGAAGGGATTAGATCTATTTTTGACGAAGCAACAAAATTATGTTTAGATAATGACGAAGAGGAAAAATATTTAATGACATTTCAAAATTTTCTCTCCAGAGTCCCAAAATGGAATTCCACAATTATTGATGAAGAAACAAAAAGAATACTAACAAAAAGTAATTGTGCATATTTAGAAGATTTATTAACTTGTGTGCATATAACACAATTAAAGATTTTGACAAGTATTAGGGTATCGCAAAAACAAAAAAAAATCGATATTGATATACCTAAGTTAGGAGATTTTGTTCATAGATGTTATATTACATATGCTAGGAAATTATATTCTAATGTATATCTTTTTGAAAAAGATATCTTGCCTTTAAGTTATCAAAAAAATATGAGAGAAGCAGAATTAATGTGTCAAGAAGCGGTATTACAAGTTATAAGAGAAAATATGCCTGTTGAAAAAATATTACGAGCTTATATTGATGAAACTGTTGATGAAGAGATTATAGAAGAAACCATTGAAAAAGAAGTTACAGAACTTGAAAAGAAAAAAATGGAAGAAGAAATGCATGAATCAGTAGAAAATGTAGATAAAAAAGAAAATGATATAACAAAAAGTAAGGATACTGTAACACTTGAAAAACCCGAATTAGAAAAGGCAAAAATAGTTGCAAGTGCGTTAGCAGATGAAACTAGTGCAGTAGAATCTGTTCCTCAAACAACAACTACAAATGAATCAAAATCAACTGAACATAATATTAAGTTAACTATTGAAACTCCAAAATCAGAAGATACAGTTGTTCCTGTAAAAAATGATGTTGTAAATAAGTTATCTTTCAATGATACAGATAGTGTAGTTAATTATGACAAAAAAACAGGTGAAATGGATAAACCAGAGAAAGTTGAAGCTCCAAAGACTTTAGAAAGATTAGAAAAGATAGCATATGAACAAAATGAGAAAAGAAAGGCTGAAGAAGCAGAATATGATGATGACGATGATGATGAAAAAATCAAAATTTTTGGCGATGTAGATTTAAATTTAGATAATATGGATGTGCATAATTTAGATAAAAAAATGAAATTAGAACCGGATCCAATTTTGAATGATGTTGAAATTTTGGGTTGATGCGTCTATTTATATAAATATTAATGAATAATTATATAAATGTCAAATTCTGTATTTGTTACTGGAGTGGCAGTTGCTTGTGCATACTTGCTTTTTAGGTTTATTGAAATGAGATTTATCTTAAAAGAAAATAAACCATTGAAAATTTTAGCTAGAGATACATTAGTAGTTTATCTAAGTGTCATTTTGGGAAATTTTGTTATGAGTCAAGTAGGAGGTATTGATATTTCAAAATCTGTTCCACAGGTGTTTACAAATAATCCAGATTTTTAATTTATAAACATATTAAAACCATATTATATTATATTATATAATATGGAATTTGTTCTCTTATCTCAAACATGTAAGATATTATATGATAAAGATTATCTTGATAATATGAAGAAGGTTGAAGAATTGAAACGACATCCTATTATTAAATTTGATAGTTTGTATCATTATTTTGATAAAGTTACTATTTTCCAATTAAATATTAAACAACATATTCAAAGATTAGTTTTAGATAGACCTATATTTGAAAGTATGATTGATAATATAGAGTGGTTAAACGATGAAGTAACTTTTATTAAAGATTTGCAAAAGATTATTAAAAGAGAGCTTATGGAAATAACAAATCATACTGAATCAAAATGGTGCGGAGAAACCACTATAATCATAGTAAACAGTATAAAAGGCGCTTTAAAGGGATTACAAATATGTGGAATTCCAACTCAAAATTCAGTTAGAGATATGATAATATGTATTATATTTTCAATGTGTTCTACAAATGATAATTATTCTCCTATTCTGGATAAAATATCTTATATGAAATGTTTTCATTGTAAAAAATTTTCTAATAAAGTATTTGATTTTGGAGAGTTGATATGTGAAAATTGTTCTAAGCAGGCTCAGACATTATTGGATTAACTTTCCATGACGAAATAGATTTTATTATTATAGTTTGATCTATACTATTTTTTAATGTTATCTTTTGACCTTTAAATCTCGAGGCGGTTATAATCCACGAATTTGCACAATGTTCAAATCGTTGATTGCCATCATCAAATACTATGATCTTGAATAACTTAGGGAGAACCATTCTATTTAATATTATACTGTAATAATATTAAATCAATTTTTTATTATATCATTGAACTCATATTATCTATATTAATTATTTTTTGTTTTTTTATTTTTTTCTTGGAACTCCAAAAAGATGTAAACATTGAGTTTTCTATTTGTTTTTCTGGTAAATGATTATGCACGGTTCTAACAATCATTTTATATAATTTGAACTCTGGATATCTTTCTTCTCCATTATTTTTATAAAGAATATTTCTACCTTTATCATCTTTTGTCCATTCTATTATTAAATTTGCAACCGGATTTTTTATTTTATCTTGTTCATCTATATCTTCTACAAAATAATCAAAAAGTGAACATCCTAATCTACATAAATCAAAACTTTTATTAGGATCCAGTCTAGGTTTTTTTTGATTAAAATATGGCTCACAATTATATTGAGTTGCAGCATCTCCTTTTTGATGATAACTATCACTACAAATTGTTTTTCCATTAAAATTATATATAGCTCTACCAAAATCAATTATTTTATAAATTTTTCCATATGTTGGAACTCTATAATATCTATTATTGTATTTATAATTAATAAATTTCTTTTCAGTTTCAATATACATCACATTATTTGTATGCAAATCATTATGTGTAAAATTAAATACTTTTTGATATGTTATTAAAATCATAATAATTTGAAACAAACAAGATTTCCATTCTTTATCTGTTAATTCTTTATCTTCATCATCTAATAATGAATCCAATGTATTATCTAATTTTTCCAAACAAATTACTTGAACAGGAAAATTATATATTGTTGCATTTACACTTTCTTCTGAATCCATACTAGAATATTCACTCATTTGTGAATTTGTCAAACTACTTTCATTACTTTCACTATGTTCTTCATTAGATTCATCATCAGTATTTGATGATCGCGAAGAACAAGTAGAACTAGTTTTTTTAGTGCTCTTATCACTTTTATTGTCTACTTCTATAGAATATTCTTCTTTTAATGTAGAATCGTGTATTTTTAAATTTTGTGTTGTTAAATGAAAAATTCCTTCAAACATTTCATTATTTATAGTTTCGCATTCTATATTCACATCTTCTACTTTATCTAATTTAATTTTTTTTCTATAATTTCTAGTATCACTCAAAATTTTTTCTTCGTCCACATCATCAATTAAAAATAATGTATTTTTATTTTTATGAAAGAATGGTGAATCATATAAATATTCCAAATCATCATAAACATTTAATTTGAATTCATTCTGAACAGAAAGAAAACTACCGTAGAAATTTGTTCCATGTGTAAATCCATTATTTGTGAATAACATAGAGGACAAATATGAAAAGAAACTGTCAACATATGCTGAATTGTTTTTGTCTAACACCTTTCTACAACATTTATTATCAGTTATTTTTGGTAAACAACATAATTCACTTGTTTCCATATGTTTATACTTTCCTACCATAAATTTAACTGGATCAAGTAATGGTGAAAATTTAAAGAATGAATTGCATTTTGTGTTAGTACCACTAATATCTCCAATAGTAATATCAAAGTTGTTGTTATCCTTTCTATCATTAATTGATTGTATTGCCCATCTATGATTTAAATTGATAGAATTATAATTATTTTCATCAATATCAAAAAATCCAGAATATAATGGATTATAATTTTGAATATCTGAAAATCCATTTTTTTCTAAATAACTGAACAATAAAGTGTTATTATTTTTTCTGTAAAACAGCTCAAACATTAAAAAATATATATACAATTATTATTTCATTTAAACTAATTTATGCGTAAAAAAATTAAAAAATATTTGAAATATTCTATTATAATGAATTTAGAATTAAAAAAGTTTGATATGAAAATGATTACATTTAAGCCAAATGAAAATAAAGGTCCAGTAATTGTCTTAATAGGTCGTCGTGATACAGGAAAGAGTTTTTTAGTAAGAGATTTATTATATTATCATCAAGATATTCCTATTGGAACAGTTATTTCTGGAACAGAAGCTGCAAATGGTTCATATGGAAAATTAGTTCCAAAATTATTTATACACGATGAATATAATACAGCTATTATAGAGAATATATTAAAAAGACAAAAAATGGTTTTGAAACAAGTAAAAAAAGAAACAGAAGCATATGGTAGGTCTAATATAGATCCAAGAACATTTGTTATATTAGATGATTGCTTATATGATAATGGTTGGGCTAGAGATAAATTAATGAGACTTCTTTTTATGAATGGTAGGCATTGGAAAGTAATGTTAGTAATTACAATGCAATATCCTTTAGGTGTTCCTCCAAATTTAAGAACCAATATTGATTATACTTTTATATTAAGAGAACCATATATTGCAAACAGAAAGAGAATTTATGAAAATTTTGCTGGAATGTTTCCAACATTTGAATCATTTTGTCAAGTAATGGATCAATGTACTGAAAATTATGAATGTCTTGTAGTTGCTAATAATGCAAAATCTAATAAATTAGAAGACCAAATATTTTGGTATAAAGCTCAAGCACATAGAGATTTTAAGTTAGGGTCAAAAGAATTTTGGGAAATGTCTAAGAATCTTGATTCAGATGATGAAGATGGTGAAGCTTTTGATCCAAGAGGAGGTAGAAAAGGTCCAACAATCAATGTTAAAAAGACAAAATGGTAAATTATCATAAAAAATTTTTTAAATGATAATTTATTTAAAATATCAATGGACATCCATCTGCGTCCAGAACTCCACCCTCAGTAGCAGTCCAAACAATACCTAATATATAGAATACCAGAACAACAATTCCCCATATACAACCTCCACAATTAGCAGCGCATTTCATATACGCTTCTTTATCGTTTGCTATTTCCATTTCATCATCCTTTTTATTACAGCAACATAAACAGCAGAACCCCATCATTATAATAGAACAACAGCCGCCAAATAATATACCCATATACATTCCAAATAAATCCCATCTTCCTATATTACCAAATCCTGATCCAAATACGGCTGTAAATGGAATAGCTTGTAATACTAAAGGAGCCACGTGGTCGTGTCCTGCTTTTTTACATTGACCTAGATTATTATCAAAGGTATAACATTTTTTGGCAATACAATAATTTTCATTTTTTACTTGCTCTAAACAAGGATACGGACAGTCACATTTATTAGGAAGTCCTGTGCAATTAAATTTGGTGCTATCAACAACCGATTCAGTATTCAACACCCTGAACCGTAGACTGCTTGACATTGCAGTTGATAGGAAAACAGAGAACAAAACAGTAGTAAGAGTTAGTTTCATGATTGATACAGAAGAGTAAGCAGACATATGTGATTAACAAACTTATTGTGAATAATGTTTATTTTCAATTTTCATTTTAGATATTTTTTTCTTTGTTATTTCCTATTAAATAATAACTTCCACCGTCCCAAGGAACAAATTCCATTTTTTTCAATTGCCAAGTATTTATATTATTAAACATCTTTTGAAATGAGCCTGAATTATAAAAATACTCATAATTATCTTGGCCTTTTATTGGATTATTGTATTGAAATATAATAAAAACACTATCAAAATCTTTTATTATTTCAATAATCTGTTCTCTCAATTCATTTCCAACTTCAGATAATGACCAAGTAGCAATGAATAATTTTTTACTAGAAGTATTATCTAACATAACATCCTTCAATTCTTTTAGTTCATTAATTATTTTATGTTTTACATTTATTTCTGTAAGATGATAATCTTGTAGTTTTTTTAATTGAGGCAAATCATAAATATAATATGTATTATTATATCCCATACCGTTACATACCTTTGCCATACCTCCATATCCTCCTCCAAACTCTAAAATTAAATCATAACTTGTAACATCAATTCCATAATTCATTGCAGTAATAATATGAGACATATTTGTTACTACATGGGGAGATGTAGTAACCTTGCCCATTATTTCATGGTAATAATCGTATAAAAATCTGTCGCCATCCTTATTTATACCATATTCTCCTTTTTTGTGTCCAACTTCTTCTTCAACTAATGTATTAAATATTCTATCCATATTTTTGTTATTCTTATTTATTTCATTTTCAACAATTTGTAACGCTTTTTTGAAACCATTCCCACGATCAACGCTATATAAAGGCAACCTTCTTACAATATAAAATGTTTTAAATGAACTAATATCAAATGTATTACAGTCTGTTTCTAATATTTCATATAATTCATCATAAAAATTATCAGGTTCTCCTTTAATAATTTTATCTACTTTTGTTCGATTTGTACACGTGTTTGGATCTGCCATATAAAAATATTTAATTATATATTTTTATATTACTTTTATTTATTTATATTCAAGTTGAAGATACACATTAATTTTATAGATATTTCTTTACTAGGTATATCTTCACCTTTTTCCATTTTTTTATATTCGCTTTTTTCTATATTTAATTTTTTACATATATCTTCAATACTTAATTTGTTAAGTAGTCTTAATTTCAATAAAATTCTACCAGATTCGTCAGCTTCATTAACAAAAAAATTAGAATCAGCATCAGGTGATAATATTTTTGGAGAGATTTTATTATAAACATTTCTTTGTAATTGATTATCTGTTATTATTTTTGTAGGCATTACTAATGTATATAATTATCTTTCTATATTGCTTCTATTTGTTTAAAATTTCCACCTCCAAGAACTTTATTCAGTTTTTCTTCTCTAATTTTTCGTGCCAATATTTCACTTATTTTACAATTATGAGATTCTGGACTTCTATGTTTTGGACAAAATGATTTTCCACATTTACATACAATGCATAAATCAACCAAGGAAAGTTTAACTTTACATTTTTTACCATCGGCTAATTTGCATTTACATCTTGGAACTTTTTTTTTAGTTTTTTTGGATTCTTGAACTTGGGGTTTTTCGTTTTCCATATTATAAATAGGTTAATAAAAATTATTAATTTATATTTAATAATTTTCAATTTTTAATCTTCTTTTTTATCTTCATTATCATCTTTTTCAGTTACTTCAACCTTAATATTCTCTGCTACCTTTTCAGGGTTAAGTAGTCCTCTATCTATTGCATTTTGAACTGCTGCTCCTCTTGGGACATTATCTCCTTCAAAAAGTTCCTTGCGAATATCAGCAGATGTAACCTCTTCTTTAGTTCCCAATACATTTTCAATAGCGCTATTAACACCTACCAATTGTCCGTCTTTATTAATATTTTGTGTTAATTTATTACCTGATTCCTTTGCAATTTTTTTATTTTCTTCAATAGCTTTACGCTTCGCTTCTAATACACGCTTATCGAATTCTTGTTTTGCAGCGGCTTCGTTTTTATTTTTCTCATTCATTAATTGATTCAATTCATCTTCTAAATACTCAACTCTACCTGTCTTGTAAGCGTCTGGTTCCCAAGGCATCCACATACCTACTGGTCCAACATAAACATTATGATTTGGATCTACCTCTCTTAATAACTTACATCTTAATTCGGCTTCTTCTTGTGTAGAATATGCACCACGAACTTTCAAACCTCGTGTACTAGTTTGAAATGCATGTTCTGTATTAAATTCGTCTACAAGTCTTTCTTCATTTGCATCAAGAAAATTTTTGTATTCATCTTTAACATAATTGGTAGTAAATGTTTCTTTTTCACTTTTAGTATATTCTTGAAAATCTTTCATAACATCATCAAAATTTATACTATGTTTATACGATATAAAATTAATAAACTGTGTAAATTTTTGAACACTTTTTGTAAAATCATAGTGTTTTAGGAATTCCTGAAATAAAAAATGATTCTTTTGAACCAAAATATTTTCAGGACTAACAAAACTTACACAAACAAATTTCTGCCCTGAAATTGGTTTGTCTTCTTCCAATAAATCAACATACTTGGGATTAAGAGTTCCATCTAAATTTTTACTATGAATAACGCCAGGTTTCGACATATTATAATACTTTAACAAAAGTCGTATTTAAGTTTTAATTTTTATATATATTTTTTTCTTAATATTATTTATAATGCTTCAAAAATTAGCACAGATGTTAGATTTAGGAGAACTCATTCGCAGAGCTGTCAAATACCTCGTTGAAGGTGTTATGGTTGCTATTGCCGCATATGCAATCCCCAAGAAATCCCTCAACCTTGATGAAGTTGCACTTATTGCTTTAACCGCAGCAGCAACATTCTCTATCCTTGATACATATGTTCCATCTATGGCCGTATCTGCTCGTTCAGGTGCTGGTTTTGGTATTGGCGCAAACCTTGTAGGCTTTCCTCGTATGTAAATAAAATAAATAATTTATAACTTACTATTTATTTTATATTGTAGGAACAAATTCCCAGTGTAATTCTTTACATATTTTTTTCCAAATTTCGTCTTGTTCTATCCTTTTAACAGGATCTTTTAACATGGGAAAAAAAGGTAAAAAAGTTTTTTCATCTAATAATTCACACATTTTATAAAGAACATAATAATAATTCAAAAAGTTTACCCTATCGTCTGGACAATGTTTTGCATAAGGCATTTGAATTTCCATAAAAAGATTACATAATCTTTCTTCTAATTCTGGACTCATTATAGGTGGTCTAATTCCTAATTTATCTTTTATAAAAGGTATATGTTCATAATATTTATTATATCCCAATTTTTTTAAAATATCTTTTGCTTTTTTGTTTGTCATTTGTTTTAAGGTAATTCTTTCTTTTTTAATTTGACTACGAATATTATCTAATACTTCATCTGGTATTTGAGTTGTTTCTTTTGCTTGAAATTGTGCCAATATTTCTCTGAAATGGTTAATTCTTTTATATGCATAAAAACAAACTTCCTTTGGTGGTTCTTTATAAGATGGTTTTTCGTGTTCAACTAAAAATTGTTTTTGTATTCCACACTTATTACATATAACAAGTCCTTTGTAATCTACTTGAATCCATTCACCTCCACAATGTTCACATATTTCATAATTTATAACATAATTATTAATATTTAGGTGTCCTTCATCTAGATTTATCAAATATTTATTAATATTTGTTTCATCAACTGTCTTCTTTTTTACTTTTTTATTTGGATTAAAAAAAGAATGTAATATTTTCTTTTTATTAATATCTATTCCTTCCGACATTTTTTTCTTTTTTTCAAAATACTCAAATATTATATTTGAATTTTCTAATAAATATTCTTGTTTTTTCCCTTTTAATCTATAAATTTGTACTTTAATATCTTTTATTTCATCCTGTATATTTAGCCTATCTTCAATATTTTCAGTTTTTTTCAATTGCTTTTTTAATAATTTTTTTCTTTGTTTAAGTTGTGGTATTTTTTTGCTTGTAATGTCATCAAAATCGTTCATTTTTTCATTATGTTTACTATCTAATGTTACTGTTGCCTTTTTATCAACTTTGATTTTTTTATTTGCCTTTGGTTTAAAATTAGGCATAATATAAATAACCATCATGAAACATTTTTAATTCAAAATAATTTAAATTGATAAATCGTTATATTTTAATGAAGTTTTTCTAAAAATGTATATATGGATGTTGATATAAATATTGATACAAGTAATATGAAAATAGATTGCATAATGTTACAAAAAATGATATTTTTATACAATGCTTTAGAAAAAGGTTGGTCCATTAAGAAAAAAAATAACGCATATGTTTTTACAAAAAATCACGAAGGTAAGAAAGAAGTAATGTTAGAAGATTATTTGAAACGATTTATGCTGGAAAATTTAGATATAAGCAAAATAAACTAGTATTAATTAGTTAAATTTAATTAATTAATTAATTAAATGTTTTTGAAAATTTTTTTTTCTTTAGCAATATTATAAAATGGGTGGAGGACTCATGCAGCTCGTAGCTTATGGCGCACAAGACGTCTATCTTACAGGTAACCCTCAGATTACTTTCTGGAAGGTTACATACCGCAGACACACTAACTTTGCTATGGAATCTATTGAACAAACTTTCAACGGACAGGCAGATTTCGGTCGCCGTGTTCAGTGCACTATCTCCAGAAATGGTGATCTTGCATACCGCACATACCTTCAGGTAACTCTTCCTGAAATCAACCAGAACGACTCTACTGGTAGTGTTTACGCTCGTTGGTTAGACTGCCCAGGAGAACAGATGATCTCTATGGTTGAAGTCGAAATCGGTGGTCAGCGCATCGACCGTCAGTATGGTGACTGGATGCACATCTGGAATCAGCTCACTCTTACCAGTGAACAGGAATCTGGATACCACAAGATGATTGGCCAGACCAGTCAGCTTACCTACCTTACCGACCCTGCTTTCGCAGCCGTCGCCACCGCTTGTGGAGCAGCTAATGTTCCTGAAGCAGTTTGCGCACCAAGAAACGCACTCCCAGAAACCACTCTTTATGTTCCACTTCAGTTCTGGTTCTGCCGCAACCCTGGTCTTGCACTTCCACTTATTGCTCTTCAATATCACGAAGTCAAGATTAACATCGAAATCCGCCCTCTTGATGAGTGCCTTTTCGCTGTTACCTCAGTTGATGCTGCATCAGGCAGTAGCGACAACCGTAAAGTCAGCAATGCTTACGCTAAGTCCCTCGTAGCAGCTTCTCTCTACGTAGACTATGTTTTCCTTGACACTGACGAACGCAGACGCATGGCACAGAACCCACATGAATACCTTATCGAAC